ATGAACCATTCAGCACATCTCCAAGACATAACTGTACTAGCAAGCATCATACATCTCGGTAATATCTTCCAACGAAGAAACTGCTCAACTGTAACCATTAGTACACCTTCACTTTCTCTTTGTCTACGAAAGGCATTAGCTTACAAATACATTCATACACTTGTGGCTTATCGTCTTTCATATAGGATTGATTGTTTAGTTTATCTTTGTACTGCAAGCATATATTAACATTTTCAAAGTATATACCACCCGTGGCTATTCCATTTAAAGTACATGCCAAAAGAAATGCGGTCACCTCTAAAGAAGATCCTTGTAATAGTCAGAATTAGGAGCAAAAACCTCGCCACCATCAGCCATTTTAACAGGTTTGACTTTATCTCCGTGACCTTCTCTTATTAAAAACTGCTCAAAGCTCATAGAATCTGAAGCCGGACCATCAAAAAATTCTTTTCTTAAATCCTTTTCACTTCTTTTATCACCTTCTTTAGCCACCTTGACCTCCTTGGTTGTTTTGTTGTTTTAATAATTCACGTTGCATAGACGAATCAATTCTAGCCTGCGCTATACTCTCAGAGCTTTGTATTCGCTTATCAAACTGCTCGCTTCTCTGCTCGACCTTCTTCTCTTCAAGTCCTAGTTTAGCCCTGTCTACCTGAGAATCATTCTGTTCTGCTTGCGCCTTTAGTTGTAATTCTTTCTCTTTCAACTGTACTAAAGGATCCGGCTGACCAGCTCCACTTAATTGAGCACTTAGAGCTTTTAACTGAGACATACCTTCTGCAACATATTGAGCGGTCTTCGCTTCCATATCAATCATCTGTTCTTCAGATATAGCCTGACCACCTCCCATTTGTATTAAGTCAACAGCTGCTCTTTCACGAGCTCCAATCTTAACGTGTTCCATTATGTGCTTCTGTAACGCCACCGCCATCTGTGGAGACTGAGCTACAAGAGGTGTAGATCCAAAAACCATGTGTGCCATTATATGTGCTTCATGAGACTGACCCTCAAAAACAGTAAGCTTAATCTGGTCCAAAACATCTATGTTCTCCTGAGCAGGATCCTTTGGTATAGCCTCCGGCTCCGGTGTTCTCTTCAAGACCCTGTCTATATCTCTGACACCCAAAGCCTCATACATGTCCCTAAACACTTCATACATGTTGTGCATATCAGGAGCTGACGTAGCTAACTGCATCTTAGTCTGAGCCAAAGATATCCTCTGTGCCTGACTGAATACATTCGGATTAGAAACAGGAAGTACATCTACCCTGTCATCAAAATCCTGTCTTCTTATACTGCCATCAACACCCGTTATTGTGTAAGGATACTCGTCCGGTAAAAACTCAGACATCACCTTAGATAAGAGCTTGAACTCTAATTTCATCGCATAATGTAATCTCTTATGCACCGCAGACATGACCCGTGAGCCCTGTTCCAACATCGCTATAGTCGTGCCCACAGCTGCCTGTTGATTACCATCGCCTACTTTCAAGTCTGTTATGGTAGCGAATCGTTGTCCCGCATCAACTACAAAGCCTAGTAACTGCATTAAGGTCTGATCGGGTCCCTTGAAGGGCAATGACATTAAACTTGCTTTTATATCACCACCCGGAGCATCTACATCCCTAAACTCTCCCGGCTGTAACGGCTCGTCATCATCCCTGATCCGTAGGCCGCGGGCCTTGAAACCTGCTGGTAAGTTCGATAACGTGCCTGCATCAATCAACTGCCTTAGTGCAGCAGTCGCGGTTCGCGATAAACCACCGATTGTATGTATTAGTCCTAGTCCATAGAAACCAAAACCCGGAAGAAACTTGTAATGTACAAAATATTGTATCTTAGACTTCTTTGCATCGTCTTCCCTGAAATTCCTGCGAATTGACAGAATTTGTCCATTATCCTGAGAAAGAGTGACAATATAAGGAACTTTTATGCCTGTCGGCTCACCGTCCTCGTCTAGCTCCTCATAACCCTCAAGATCCAGATCAACATGACATTCTAATAAAGTGCAGTCATAATTTATCTGAGATGGATACATTCCATCTATTCTTTCTAGCTCATCGTTCAGGGCTCCCGATTCGCCCTGTGCAGGTATAACAGGAATGTCCCTGTAAAAACCAGCAACTTGCCGCTTTCTTAAATCATTTAAGCTCAGTTTCAAAACTTGAGTAATATTAGGACAAGTTTCCAGATCCGTGGTGTTGTAAGGTACAATCAAATTCTCAGCTGGAACAAACTTACTTACAGCTCGTTCTAAGTTCTCATCATAATAAACTTTCTTAAACGTACTACCCGCTAACGGTAAATAAAATAACATCTGATCTAATTCAGGAGTGTACTCTTCCATAACACAAGTTATGTAGTAGTTCATAAACTCCTTTACTCGTTGGGCTTGGTCTTCCTTTTCAGGAGTGCTTGATCCAAGCACGGTAGTTCGCACGGGTCCAGTGGGAGGCAACAACTCATTGAAGGCTTGGGCTTGAAACTGCGTTGCCGATTCCGCCAAAAGCGGGTGAGTAACCCCACTCGCACCTCTGAAGGGCTGTGATCTCTCCTCGTAGCTAAATCCAAGTAATTCCAAACCATTGGCGAAAGCATCTTCCCACTCCTGTCTACCACTCTTATTCTCGTCAAACTCACCTGTCAGCTCACTCGCAATCTTTCCAAGTAAACCATCAGGCATCTCTTCAGCTAAGTTGGCATAGAAGTCTTCAGTCGTGCCTCGTTGATCTCGTGGCTCAAAATCAACGACAACACTTCCATCATCTTCTTCCATAATCTCCACGTCTTCTGGGATAGGTCCCATGTCAAGACTGTCAGGCATCTCTATTTCTACTTCAGCAGCTAATTCATCCTCATCTAATTGAGATGGGACATTTTCCATCATGCTGCCTATTGGTTCTCTTGCCATGTAATTCTCCTTTTAGGTACTATACAACATTCCTATGCATTTTAACAGCTCTGTCCTTCAAGCCTATGACACCGCCTTCGGCTTTTCGTATATCTTCTCCAGTAAGGTTTAAATAATTGTTTACATTTCTTTGAGGATCCATAAGAAAAAATCTTCTTAACTTATCTGTATTACTTAATAGCCTGTTTCCAGAAGTACCATAATAACCTGTATCTCCTTCTGCTATAGTTTCAGGAGATAACCCTTTTTCATTTAGAGCTTCTTGAGCAACCTTAGATACATTCATAAATTTTTTCATATCTTCCGTGGTAGGATTCAATCTTCCAAAATAATTTTGAGCTAGTTTTTCCCCTGAAGGACTTCTTCGATCAATTAAAACATCTCCACCTCTAACCATACTCTCTTCATAGTCAACATTACCATATTTATTAAATCCTGGTTTTCCTGCTTTATTTTTTCCTTCTATATAATCTACTGCAGCGTGTGCCAACTCATGTGTCAAAATTCTTAAAGGATCAGGAGAGTCTTTTCTTTGATTCGCAATGTATCCAATCTCGCCCCTGTCATCTGAGAAAAGTCCATAAGCTCTCGGGGATTCCATAGAACCTAGTACAACACCTTCAAGATCTATTTTACCTTCTTTGTATAACTCGTAACCTAATCTAGCTAAAGGGTTTCCATACAAATAAGGCTCTAAATCTGCTCTCATTTCTACATCACCTAAACCCTGTCCTTGCTCATACTTAGGCTCTCCTCCATCTTTCATGTATTGAATGTAAGGCTCTATGCCCCGTGGGCCGCGGTTCATGTTTACTGCTTTGTCTTTCAATGATATCACGCCGCCGTCCTCCTTCATTATGTCAGGATTAGTTCTCTCTTTTGGATCGTTCTTCCCAAACTTACCTTTTAAAACAGCTTTGCTTCCTTTAGGTCTGTCCGTCAACATAACATAAGAGATAGAACCATAATCTTCAACTTCATTATAGTAGGGCAAATGCGTGAAACCATCCTTAGCTAATTTTTTCCTAAACTGACCTATAAATTTACGAAAATCAGAAAAAGGGAAATCAGGCTCATCTCCATACATAGCTCTCATAGTGTATCTAGTGCCACGATTTTTATTATATTCATCAAGAAGATGACCATAAATATCAGACTCACCCCAAACTTCTTTACTAGGCCCTATTCCGCTTACTTGTCCCTCATAAAATTTATCAGGGGTGTAGGGTTTACTTACATCAGCTTTTAAAGGATATGTGCCTCCACGAGTTGTTCTTGCTATCGGAACACCGGATTTATCATACGCTAGACTACCCAATGCA